TTTCCTGTTGTTATTTGTCTAATATATTATATAGTAACTAGATTAATTGTGAATAAATGGAGTTGTTAATACATTCATTCCAGCAAGTGTAGGGTATCCGTAATTATAATAGGAACTAGGTACTTCTAAAGCAACTTTTTTGATAGTTGGCATTATTGTTTCCACTATAACTTTATTTTCGATAACAATTTTTCGTGTTTCCATTACACAATCTGGACACTCACCAGTTGTAGTGTCAACCCAACATCCTGCTATAGCATGACAGACTTCTTCTGTAATGATTTCTGTTCTTGTCTCTGCAGCAGAAGCTGAACATAGTAGTGCTAAAAAACTTGTTGTCAATAGTAACTTTTTCATTTTCAATCTCTATTAAAATTAAACATTTCTCACTTTTCATATACTATTATACAGAAAAGTGAGATATTTGTCAAGTCAATTCGTCAAAAAATCAATGTTTTCTATAAAAAATATGTCTGTCGATAGAAGCCATAATCTTTTTTTGCTTACTCCACGTTGGATATGTTTCCATCCAATTAGCGTGATAATGAGTAGCACCATCTGTTATGTCTATCAATTTGTCTTCATAGTGACTATCAAGTACTTTTACCGCAAGTGCTTGTGCAGAATTCCATGTTCTACCTTCGTTTGGAATATCCAAACGGCCATCACAATACCACGAAAATTGACATCTATCTCTCACAGGAACATGATCATTTAACTTAGCACTATAATAATGAATGCCTTCTTGAACTACACCACAAATGGTATTAGGGTAACTTTTGTTGAGTTTACGATTAATCGTAACGTTTGCTACTGCGAGTTTCCCTGCTGTACTCTCCACACCCGCCTCAAAATAAATATTTTTTGCTAGACAATCTACGTCTTTCAATGAATATCTAGTTGTTGGTTCGGGGGTTTTATAATAGTATTGTGGCGACACATTCACAACCTTTTGATTGAGAATTCTTTCTATCTCTTCAGGTTTCCATATCTGAGATGGCGCGTTACTATTAATAGATGAAGTAGTATACCATAGTGTAGCAAATAAAGCAAGGAACACCCTTACTATTTTTACCATACTTGTATCCTTTTTTGGTTATTCAATCAGTTCAATAAAATACATGAAAAATCAATCTCAACCAAACTTGTAGTTATATTTATATACTTTTAATATTCTACAACTACTTTTTCTTTGATTTTTTCTTGGGTTTTGATTCAACTTCCACCTCTACATCCTCCATTTCTTCGACTTCGGGGAGCAACTCTGGCCATACATCTCTGACCAATTTGTAAGACAATCCCTTGTAAGACAGATTTTGGTCTTTGACAGCTATCAATAATTTAGCATCTTTTGGGTCAACTCTTTCCAACAATTGAACAAACATCGATTCACGCTTGAGCATAGAAAGTTCATGTCCACCACCCTTGACAAAGTAATCTAATTTTTTCACCTCAAAATGTAAAGCACCATCAACAGAATCCGCTTCCTGACTTGGTGTATATGGTGGTGAACCTTTCGGAATGTGCCACTTAACATCTGGATGAAAGTTCAATTGTAACAATGCTTGAGTTGCATAGTTAGCTCTATTCTTGAGGATATCTCTTTTCTCTTCTCTTGTTTTAGCCTCATCAACCATCTCAAGAGTTTCGATAACATTATGTTCAGCCATATTATACTTCTCCTATAAATTGCTTATCTGTCATTGCAACAGTTTTTTTGATTTTTGGAACGTATTCATGTGATGTTCCATGTTCCGTTTCGTTCATGTTCTTTGTCCACACAGTATTAATATCTGGATAGAATACCCCTACAGACCTCTTAGGAGTTCCGTCAGCGTAATATGCCATCGCAACACATCTAGGAACTACTTTATGTTCTTCATCTTGGCCCGAAAACATAGAAATCCAATCTCCTGTTTTCAGATAATGTTCCATATAGCGAATATATGCTTTCTTGGAAGCCGCGGAAATTTCTGAGGTTCTACGTTCTTTATCTGTAGCACTTCTACTTCTTGCTTGACCATTGAGGGCAGCAACCATCTCTTTGTTGTGTTTAATCCATGCTTTAATGTTCTTGAAAGAATATGTATCATCATCTGGTAAACTCATTACCATTTTGCTGACATTTTTATATTCGGAAGGAGCTCTCTTCGCTCTCATGAGTTTCATTCTCTCACGAAGCGCCTCTCGCTGTTCCTCAGTAATCTTACGAGTACGTTTAACCTTCATAGGTTCTCTTTCTACTTTCACTTTCTTTGCCATAATTATTTTTTTTGTTTAGAATATTCAATGTTTGATTTGATAGTCTCTAACATCATTTCCCATTGCTTAGCGGTAGTATCAATGTCATAGTGCATATCAAAATATTGTTTCTGGAATCCAAGACCAGCCTGAACTGGGCCTTGCCAAAAACTGTCAATTGCATCTTTCAGAACATAGGAAAACTTCCTAGCGTGTTCGGTCTTGTCTTGAACATATCCATACATCCAAGCAAAGTTAGCACACGTTTCTGGTAAGACTGCAAGGTTCGGACAGACAACTACACAACCAGCACTCATCGCTTCAATCACCGAAATACACGCTGTCTCTTGGTATATGTTCGGATATGCTAAAATGTGTGTTTGTTGTAATGCTGCTCGAATTTCATCGTTGGATACTGTGCCATGATAATTGACATTCGGTGTATCCAAACAAGCATCATATAAAGGTTGATATTCGGAATCCTTTTCTTCCCACCCATAAATCTTAAAACTAGAATATATGTCCAACTCTACATTCTCTAATTTCATTGCACGAAATGCTCCAATCAACAAATCCAATCCTCTGTGTGGAGTAGAAATATATGCTAATCTTATTGGGCCGTCTTTGGGTTTCGTGTGAACTGGAATGGGAGTAATGGCGTTTTTAAGAACGACACTTTTCTCATATTCCACTCCAAGATCAAGATGATATTTTTCAAGAGACCAATCGGAAGGAAATACAAATCGTTCAAACTTGTCTCTATAAGATTTTTCTTTTAGGAATTGAACTTCGGGGTCTTTAGATGTGTCTTGAAACCATAGGATTTTTGGTTTGTCTTCATAATCACGAACTCTTGAAAGAATGATTTGAAAGTAGTTCCAGAGGTCTTCAGGCACTCTCTCCTTGATTCTTTCATAAATTAGTTCACTACCGCCCTTTGCATCCTTTGAAGCAATAACCACATCATTAGTAGAAGGAAGTGGTGGTAAACCTTTTTCTTTTCTTTCTCTGATCTCTTTTATCTTAGAGTCATCGAATTTCATCATGCTCATAATTTTCTCATTTCATTTATATAATATAAGTATAACAACTCCTGACAACATTGTCAAGTTTTTTATTAAAATAGAGTTCCTTGAAATTTTCCACTCAATCGATATAGAAGATGTCCACGATGAAATACTTCTACATCAGTTCCAGTTTCTTGAACTCTTTCTGCTTCTTGATCTGCTTCTGTTTTAGTATATTTCTGGATTTGTTTGTTGCTTGTTTCGATTAAATATGGGTAGTTAGATGTCGTTTGGGGTAACATAACTTTCCTAGTTAGAGTAACCCTGTCTTACAAATATAATATGAATCTATAATATCTGAAACAGGATTAGTAATTTTGATTGACTTTGGTGATAGACGGCTTTGTAAATCAATATTAGTTTCTTCTAAAAATGTTTCATACATCAATTCTTTATTAGCATTTCCTTTTCCTGTAGCAAATTTTTTAATTACTGTGGGTGGAATCGTTGTAAAAAGAAATCCACTTTGTTTGAGTTGTTGTTTGAGTATTCCAGTATTCTCTCCAATATTGAAAACTCTTCCTGTCGCAGCAAAAGCATAATCTTCCAAGTAAACGTGTTTCGCTCTACCATTGAACCAGCGAATACACTCAATTGCCCATTCTGCAAGTCTTACATATCTTTCTATCTCATCTGAGTATTTAGGATAATCATAAGCTCTAAAATTATCAAAAGATTCGTGAGATTGATTCTTCTTAATGAAATGAAACTTACAATTTTCAAATTTCAATTCACCATCAACAAGTTTTCCCACACAAACAGCTGGTGAAGTCAATGAATAATCTATCCCTGCGACATATTCACATATCTTCTTCATCGTAATACGGCTCCATTAATATACCACAGAATGTACAATGTCTAGCAGTATCCTCTCTGGTCTCTCCCCTCAATTCACTAATATCAAATGTTACTGAATACAAAGCACCACAAGCGGTACAATCCTCATCTATTTCTACTACGTCTTCCATTTCGCTCCAAATTAATAAGTTACATTATGATTCTATATATCTACAATCTCACACCCCCCATCAGAAGAGCAAGCAAGTTCTTGAGAGCCAGCTGTAAAATCTTGTTGTTCAAATTCAGATAGTTTTGACCAATCAACATCTCTAGGAATTAACTTTTCCATTTCATCATATTCTTTTTTAGTACAATCTTGGTAAGGTGCTTGACGATATGTGTGGTCGCTAAATGGAAGAAAAGAAATTCCACTAATATCATCAAAGTTATTCCATACCCATGAACCAACTTCTGGCCATTCATCTTCTTTAACTGTAACAGTAATAGAAGGTTTGTGTTCACACCAATGTTCTTGGTATGTTGACCACAATTCTAGTTGTTCTATTGCTGTCATATCTGTTCTACATATTGCACCTTTTGGACTTTGTGTTGGAAAGGAAAAAACAGTAGTATGATTTGGTTTAGTCACATCGGGTTCGTTTGGAAAACCATTTTGTTTCATCATTTTACAAAGAGGGTCTTTGTTGTCGGCCCTTACTGTCCGAATATAGTATTCACTATGCCGGGCATGAATACCACTAGCACTATCAACAAGCTGACTAACAGTGCCAGAAGGTTTAACACAAGTAATTGCCGCCGCTCTGTTAACACCCAATTTATCCGCCCACTCTTTGTTCGTTTCCACAGCAACTTTTCTAAGGTCTTGTAAAAGTTCATCTAATCCTTTCTTCCTACCACTCGTAAGCGGATTGTCTAGAATGCCGGTGAGCGAGACACCAAGTAATCGTTCATCTGAACAGTTTCTTTCCCATTCTTTAGTAAGATATCTGAAGTTTGTGAGGGTGGATTGAAATGTGCCAAGGATAGTCGCAATCCGCACTTTTTCAGCAAGAGATTCGGGAGTGTCATGTCTTCTGACAATACATTCTGATAAGTTGCAAAATTCTCTACTTCTGAGTATAATTTCGCTACATGGATTAGTTCCAAAATCTTCTCTGGGCTCTCTCCTTTTAATGAACTCTTGATTTTCATCTTTCTCTCTTTCATTTAATTTTGATACTTGTGCTTTTGCTGAAGCACCATTATACATTCCCCTTTCACCAGATTTGGAATCGTAAAGCGAATTCCATTCTCTCATAAAAGTTCCCACATTTGGTTTCTCTTTGTAGTTTACTGAATTATTAGCAAGTGCTCTTTGTCCGTTATACTCCCACCATTGACCAGATTTCGCTTTCCTCATTTCACCATCGTTGAGGTCTGACAAACTGATAAGTGCTGAACGGCGAACACCACCTACAACAACAATAGCTGCTATCTTACAAACAATATCGTGACATTCAATTGGTTTTAGTTTTCTACCAGCTGCATCTTGAAATATTTTTGTCGAAAAATGAAATAGGTCATCTAGTGGTTCTGGGCCAGATGCTCTTCCCCCAAATGTCTTGAGAGGTGTTCCCGCTTCTCTTACTTTAGACAAATCCCATTGTGGAACTTGACCACTCCACAACAAACTGAGTAATTCTTTATATGCTTTTGCCCATCCCAATTTGGAATCTGCTACGACAATGGTTGTATCAGTTTGATGAAATTCTTCTGCTATCTCTGGTAATTGGGATACATAGTTTGCCTCTACACTAAATCCAACTCCTGTTCCGTTCATAAGAACATAAAGGATTTCATCGAATGATCTAGGATTGTCAATCTTTACATAAGAGCAATTGTATCCAGCGATATTCTCTTTTCTAAGTGCTTCCCCAGCAGTCATCATACATCGCATTGAAGGCATAACATTCAACGACATTACCTCTTTTTTTAGTTTTTCTAATTCTCCATTTTCCAAATCATATTTACACATATCCTTGAGGTGTTCTTGAAAAAATTGAAAAAACCGATTTACTGTTTCGCCCCATGTTTCCCTCCGTTTCTTCTCATAATCCCATCTCGCATATCTTGATAAATGAATAAATTGTTGGTATTGAGTTGGTAATCTTTCGGGATCGGGTACGGTCATTTCTTTCTCCATAGTGCTAGGTGAGTTTTTGCGTGTAGATTTTTAAATGTATTTTTATTTATGATGTCGAGTATTCTTGTTTCATTGATACTAGAAAGAATCATATCGTTGATGTCTTTACAAGCAACTGAGTCTGGCCAGATACAAATATTCCAACCCTTGTTTATCGCATTTTCCATCTTGGATATGATTTCTTTGTTTCTAGGCTCATTATCAAATATTAGTGTTCCTTTGTGTTCATCCATCGCTTTCTTAATATCATCATTCCCTTTGAAACCGATATCTGAACCAGCCATAGCAATACTATTTTCAAGAAACATAGAATCGAAAGGCCCTTCAACTATATAGAATTGTTTTTTCAAATCCAATCGATCCAATCCAAATATTTTAGATGAATCTTCGTTCATCTTAATAGTTATATATCGGAGCTTGGTATTGGTAAATGCCCTGCCTTGAAATGTAATTAGTTGCTTGTCTTTATCAAAGAAGGGAATAACAATTCTCTGTTCATTTTCACTCAAGTCATAATCTCGTTTTGTCATCTTTTTGACAAACGTTTTAAAATCATCTGTATAATATAGGTAATTCAGAAATTGAGGCGGAATAGAACGATTCACCAAGTATGTCTTAGCAAAATGGTCATCATCCAAATCGCTGATTTTTGGTAATTCTATCTTTGAATGGAATTTGGGCTGTTCATAATCTATCTTTGGGTCAGGAGTATTGTGGCCCTTTCCTGTAATCCCTTCCTTATATCTTTCAAGAGCATATTCCTTATAGGTTTCCCCATCAAATTGTTTGAGGAAATTTGAGAATGTACTGCTCTGGCCACAATTATGACACCGAAAGAATAAGTCTGTTCTTCTTTGGTAGAAATAACCACGAGCCTTGGTTTTACTTTTTTGAGAGTCACCACAAAAAGGACAACGGAAATTATACAATCCGTTATTTTTTCTTTTGAAAAGGAGAAGCCGTGAAGATAGAAGGTTCACATATTTTGTGTCGATGTAAGAAGGCATAATATAATTCTCTATTAATTGTTATACAGTAAGTATAACACGCTGAACTGAAAATGTCAATTCATTTCTAGGATATCACTTTGGGGATAACGTGTGTCAATAACCATGCAACAAGAGTTGCTGCACCTATGGTTATCCATCTCCAACGTTCAAGGGATTCTAACTTTGTGTAAATTAGATTGATATCGGAATTCATTCGGGTTTCGGTCTTATCAACCATCTGATTCATTTTATCTTGAAGATCACCAATACGAGAATGGAGAATTTTCATCTCTTCTCTGAATTCATTATCTGTCATTTTATTGACATCTTGAGCAGTCAATAACCTACCAATATTTTCAGACAAATCATTAAGTTTACTAGTAGAAGTATCTAACTTCTTCATTAGAGCATCAAGCTCTTTAGTTCTGTATTCGTCTTTTATTTTTAAAGTATTGATTTCCGTATTAAGTTTTAGAATAGATTCTTGTTCTGCCATGTAACACTTCCGATGGTTGTACTTCTTGAATGAATTCTTTGCAAAAATAAGCAAAAGCTTTTGGAGCAAAAGTGGTATTATGAACTGTCCACGATTCTCCATTCAACTCAGGGTCGTGACCATTGTTATGTATCTCAATTTGATTATCATCGTTATCAACGGCTTTCCAAGTTGTTCTTGATTTATGAATCCATTCCGCATCCATCACTTGTTCAATTGAATCATCTGCATATGTTTGCAAATATTCTTTAAATTTTAACATAATTATTTTCCGTGTCTAAGGTATTGCATACATCCAGTAGCAGAATCCATTACTATAATGGGTTTCTTCGGATACTTTCTCGCCCATGCTGTAATATATTTTCCAATATCATCTTCACCAACATATGACTTATACCTTCCGTATTTTTTCTTGCCAAGTAGTGATCTTCCAAAAAGAGATGTGTCTACACCAAACACATCTATACCACCAAATTTTTTCTTCACTAATCCTTTAGGTGGTTTTCCTAAATCTAATGGTTTGTCTCTGTAAGCCATACCACCAGTTGTTGTAGTTGGTGAATCCTCATCCAACGTTCTTTGTAATCTATTTAAAGTGGTAGATTCAAATTCTAAATCCCCATTGTACATTTTTTCAAACTGGTCAAAAAATTGTAACTCCAATTCCTCATCATCAATCCTATATTCCCCTGTTTGTTCTTTGATAAGGAAAAGTGCTGCAGCATAAGATGCAATTTTCGATTTACCGCCTGGAACTTTTCCTATTAATTTCTTAATGTTCCAAACTAAAGTATCAGAAAGAGTATAAGCATCTTTTTCTTTAGACCCCTCTAGGTCTCTTCGTTTCTTGAGAATTTTTCCTTTTTCGTCAATGATGCCCAATTTAAAGGCATCTGTCTTTTCAAATGGTGTTACCAGTTTCTTGATAAACTGATAAACGAAATATATGTTTCCAATTCCTGAGATTATTCCCATAATACTATTCTATCTTCCTTAGTTCTTTGATGGTAGTTTCATTCAAGGGTATATGACTTGTTTGAATGTCCGCACCATCTATTCCTTTTATTACATTAGGCAATCTGTCTAAAAAAATCAAAAATGGTTTGAGGATTGAATGAAACTTATTTTCCACTCTAAAGAACAACATACGAGTTGCAGCTTCATTCTCAAACACATTATAGATAACAATCAAATGATTGAGAATCAAAACAGTTCTCAGTTCACCAGTATCAAGAAAACGATTGAAGAGTCTTTTGACATACTTGATTTTATTCAAGTCTTCGTGAAATTCTTCAACAGAAGTACATTGTCGATTGTCATAATATTTCATAGCAAACATGAGATAGTTCTTATCATTCAAATCATCAAATAAATTCATTTTACCAAACTCTAACAAAAATGTTATGCAGTGATAGGCCCTACAGTTCCACTTGCTAGTCCAGCGGATGTACTACCCAAAGCTAGAATCATCCATCCAGAATTAACATATAATAATGTTGCTGTCTGACCAACTGCTTTAAAGGTAATAGTATTATATCCATCATTAGCTGATGCTGCAGGAGTAACAACCCCCACAGGAGTACTGGCAGCAACGGTACATACCAACATTTTAATCTGACCAGCAGTTCCAGCTGCAAGTGTATATGCTTGTGTTCCTGTTGTGGAAATAAAAGTAATTGGAGTTGTAACATCTATCACACCACTTGTGACTGTGGCGGGAGTAACTGCTAATCCAAGATAAGTAGGAACTGTCTGGAATAAATTTTCGATTGTTATTTTTTTGGTTTCCGAAGCAGAAGTATCCGAAACCAATGTGAGGTCAGTATTTGCAGTTGCAGTTAGAGCATTTAACTCCGCTATTCTTTTATCAGCCATTATTTTCTTCTTTATCTAAATCGTTAACAACCACTTCTTTTTCTGGAAAGAGGGGTTTGGGTTCTTTGTCTTTTGGTGGTTCTTCTATCTCTATAAATTCGTTACAAAGAAGAACCGCACCTCTTAGAGTGAGTAAGTCATCGTTAATTAATTTCAGATTTTGTTCAGTATTCACTCTAGCTTTTTGGAGTTCTTCAAACTTCGCTTCGAGTTCTTTTCGCTTTTCTTTTATTTTATTGAGTTTCATTTTTATTCACTTAATTAATATTTCAAGATACCCCAAGCAGAAATTATCTGCTTGGGATTATAATATGTCTTATATCAATATTATGTAATATCGATAGTAGTAAGACTTGTATAGTTGGTAACAGTTGCGTTAGTACCAACACTCAATACTGCCCATGCTGCTCCTGTCCATAGAACAGTTAGAGTTTCCCCTATTGTTTGGAAAGTATAAGTTGTACCAGCACCAAGTGTAGTTGTCATCGCAACAGAAGCTGTTGAAGATATGTTAGTTACAACAACTATCTTGATTTGTCCAGTATAAGTAGCGTCTGCCAAAGTGGTAACACATTGAACGTTCAAGGAAACTGCGTGTGTCA